GTGTTAAATTATATCATGTTTCTCATATGGTAACAAAAGCTTACAAATTAGAACTTATAAAAGATGAAATTGATAAATGTGAAATAAGATGTTGTAATTGTCATAGAATTGTTACACATGAAAGAAGAAATAATAAAATAAACCAATAATAAAAAACAAACAATTACATTATGGGAAAAATAGGAAAAATCTCAACTATTAAGAAAGATTACAACAGTTCTCAGTTACAAACAATGCAAGGTGGCCTTGCTCAGAAAGGTATGACAAGAATTCCTGGTACAGGAGTTTTCAAATATCCTTACAAAGAACTAGATGGTCAGTACAGAACAGGACTTGATGCTAATGCTTCTTATATTAGACGTATTGGTGATAAAGTAGAAAGAGAATTAGAAATAGAAAGAGTAACAGATTTAAGAAAGAAGCTTGAACTTGCTTTAGGTGATATTGACTTAGGTCCTAGATCTTCATTTTGGAACTATGGTTTATCAACTTCTACAGATGATCCTACGCATGTACAGCCTGTGAAACTTATGGATGGTGATAACTATTTTGATTTTTCACAACCTTTTCAAGAGTTAGCTTTTGCATGGTTAAGAGTTCATCCAACAATTGCTTCCAGCTATCAAGCTTGGGAACGTGGTGAATATCCTGCAGATATACAGTTCTATGTAGCTGATGATGAGATTGAAAATGCAGTGATGTATAAGAAGAAACAGTTGATCAATAAAGCAATCATTAAGTTTGATGCTATGACTCCTGAGAAAAAGAAGAAGGTAGCTCGCTTATTAGGACTTCCTGTTAGTGATGATACTAAAGAAGAAGTGGTGTATAACCAAGTGGATAACCTATTGAAACAAACAGAATTCAAGAATGGCAAATATGCAGGCTTAAACCCTGTAGAAATCTTTGGTAGATTTGCAGACATGAAAGAAAACTTACTCCATATTAAAGATTTAGTAAAACAAGCAATCGCACACTCAATATATAGATCAAAGCCTAATGGTAAAGTTTATGAAGGTGATTTTGAAATAGCAAAAGATGAAGATGATTTAGTGAAAATACTTGCTGATGAAGATAACCAAGATCAACTATTAACTCTAGAAGGTAAATTAAAAACTAAAAAACTAGCTTCTGTATGATCCCTGTAGATAGTTTATTATATAAAATTGACCAGAAACTAAATAAACTATCAACAAACGAACATCAACAGATTAACTTAGAAGATAAGATATTAGCTTTAAATGAAGCTCAGATCAAGTTGATTAAGCAAAAGGTTGATGGGTTTAGTACAGCTTCGGGTTTAGGTTTAGATGCTTTTAGAAAGCGTTATGAAGACCTACAAAGTTTAATCATTACATATAATCACCAGCCCCTTCCTTTATATCTAAAGAATGCTGACTTGAATCAGTGGGGTGCGGATATACATTCATTGGTTCCAATGTATATGTTTTATATTGATGCTTATTTATTAGCAGATAAAGGTCCATGTGTTAACAGAAAAGTATTTATAAATAGAGACTTAGCTAAACATTCTGACTTACAGTTTCTTTTAACTAACGATCACTATAAGCCATCTTTTGAATATCAAGAAACATTTATCTTCTTGTCAACAGATGAAGTGAATATATACACAGATGGAACATTCACACCAACTTCAATTAACATTTCATATATGAGGTATCCTCAGTATATAGATAAAGTTGGTTATGTAAGATTTGATGGAACAGATTCAATAGATAGTGATTGTGAACTTGAATTATATTTAGAGGATGAACTATTAGATTTAACAGTTCAGAACCTAGCAATGTATACAGAGAACCAAGGTGCTATGCAAAGTTCAATATATAGAATACAAACAAACGAATAATTTTTTACAATTTAAATAAAAAACAATGGCCGATTTTTCATTAACCACGCTCTTTGTGGTTCCAGTAGGAAATACTCTACCTAGCTCTGGATCTACACAAAATTTAACAGCTGGTCAGTTTGGGATTTTCAAAAGCGATTACACAGTTGCCACTTCAGGTAACATTGCTGCATCTCCCTACTTCTATTTAGCACAAGGTAGAGTTAATACCTATTTACAAGGATCTAAACGTTCAGACAAAATCTCTGGTATCAACAATTCAGCTTACGGTACTAACGTAACTCAATGGTACAAAGTTAATGGATGTCCTACAGCAGCTAACCAAATCACTCAAGTTGGTGGTTGGACAGTTAAATGTGGTGATATTGTAACTTTAACTTTACGTGGATTTTCTAGCTATGTTGACACATTGTACTTTAATGGTTTCACTCGTAGTGTAACTGTTCAAGCTCCTTGTTGCGATTGTGGTGGAAACCCTTGCACTGATGTTGATGTTCCTGCTTTAATTGATGCTTTCATCATTAAGTTAACACAACAAGCTCCTGGTGACAACCCAGATAACATTAGCTTCAACACTTTCTACACATTTGAAAGAATTGGTGATGATCAAACTGCTGTTTTACAAATCACTGGTAAACCATTAACTGTTTATGGACAACCTTGTGATGTTGCTGCAGATCCTTTTGAATACGATAGGTTCTATTTCCGTACCTTCGTTTATTCTGGTCCTGCTACAACTGCTGACTTTATTGTTGCTGACAGATGTAACTTTGTTGCTGAACCTGTTATCATTCAACGTTCTTCTTATGCAACTGGTACAGCTGCTGAGATTCAACAATTAGAAAAGAACTTTTATAGCTACCAAGCTGGATATTTGAAACATTTATACAGAATGGTTGGTTACAATGAGAACTTTGAATCTTGGGTATCAACTGGTACTACGTACGATACTTATTACATTAAGTATAATGCGTTTGACAAATCTGCTTACGAATGGGGTGCTTATATTCAAGAAGATAGTAGTTCAATAATTGCTGTTCCTCAAGGATACACTTCTGCAATCGAAGCTATCTTAGTTGCTGCTTTAGGTGCTGTAGCTTCTGATAATGCTTGTGTAACAACAACCACTACCAGCTCTACTTCTAGTACTAGTACAACAACTTCAACAACTACTTTGATTCCTTAATAGAATAAAGTAGGTATCATATAACCTATACCAGAGGGTGAGAGGATTAATTCTCAAATCCTCTGGTATTTTTATTTTAAATAAGATGACTTTAGATTTTTTAGTAATAAATACTTACACTGCAAATACATTAGGTATAGCGGATATATCAATTTATGATACTAACCCTCCTACTGTTACCAGTCCTAGTATGAGTTTTATTATTCCAGGATATACAACACCTGTGGTTCTTCCTTTTACACCGTTGAGTTTTAATACTTATAACTCACTTACATTAGGACTTAGCACATCAGGTCAACCCTTACTTCCTCTTCCTGATGGAGTTTGGACTGCTACTTATTCTGTTGCTCCTGCTCAAACCAATTTTGTAACAAAGACATTCATGCGTATAGACATTATACAAGAGAAGTATGATTCTGCATTTATGAAACTTGACATGATGGAATGTGATTCAGCAATTAGAACACAATCTAAGGTGACTCTAAGTACAATCTATTTTATGATACAAGGAGCAGTTGCTGCTGCTAATAACTGTGCTGTAGATACAGCAAATAAGTTATACGTACAAGCAGACAACATGCTAAACAATTTTATAAGAAATAATTGTGGATGTACTGGTAATAACTACGTAATTAACTTTTATTAATATGGCAAACTGTAGAGAATGTGGCATCCAAGTTGGATGTGGATGTCAATTAATTAATGGCTTATGTTCAGCTTGTAATTACAAGTCAAAACAAGTAGCTCAAAGAATAAAAAATGTTATACACAAGATTAACAGATTGTATAGAGTGTGCTAGTATACCTGCATTATTAAATGATATTAATTGTAAGCTAACTGATTTAGCTAATGATCAATATAATAATATTGTATTTTCTTTAAACAAATATATATCAGGTGAACTAGTTAACGACTTATTAAATTACAAACAAATACTAACGTATAAGAGTTGTAATCCAGACTATGCTATGCCCTTTAGTGTGCAAATGATAGCTAGTAGAGTGATAGTATTAATCCATAAATAATTTTAAAATGTCTTGTGATAATTGTTATAATGGCTGCACTGAGAGTGTATCAGATAAATGTGTTAATTATACAGGAGCAGCTGTACCTGCATTAGGTATCACTATACCAACTAATCTCTTGTGTATTGAGAATACACTTATTGAGAAAGTAGTTTCATTTTTAGATGGAACAGGTATTGATATCACAATCAACCCTTCATATTATTGTAGTCTTGTCACTCAATATTTACCAGGAGGAACTCCTACTCTTCTTGATGTATTAACAGCTTTGGTAAGAGCTGCTTGTAATTTACAAGGTGAAGTTGATACTATCAATAGTCAGATAGCTACACTAAATGCACCCTATACAGTGGGATGTTTAAGTGGTGTAACTTCTTCATCAAATACACATGATGTTGTACAAGCTATTATTACACAGCTTTGTACCACTGTTACAAATCTTACAGCACTCACTCTTGATGTAAATACTAACTATGTAAAGATTGCTGATTTAAATGGCTTAATACAATCTTATTTAAATAGTATAAATGCAGGAACTCAACAATATACAAAGATGGTTCCTTATACAGTGGTTGAATATTATGGACCATTAAGTAACTTTGATGGTACAGGTGCAGGTCTTTCTTCACGAGGATGGAATAAAGTGTACTTGTGTAATGGTGAAAATGGTACTCCAGATAAAAGAGGTAGAGTGGGAGTTGGAGCTATTTATAATGTTCCTGGTGGACCTTTAAATCCTGCAGTGGATCCTGCATATGCTGGTAACCCTAATTATACTTTCTTAGGAACAGAAGGTGCTAATTCAGTGACATTAGCCACTTCGCAAATACCTTCACATACACATACTGGTAATGCTACTTCTACTGTAACAGATCCTGGACATAGTCACTATTTCTATAAAGACGAGAAACATGCAACTGATGGTAGTACAGGATTAGGATCAGACCCAACTGCTGGTATTGCAGTACCTGGTTTTGTTAGTACATCGAGTACAGGAATAACTGTATCAACATCTGTAACAAACTCTAATACAGGCGGAGATGGATCTCATAATAATATCCAACCTGTACTTGCTACTTATTATATAATGTATATACCTTCTTAATATGAACATACCTCTTCCTTGTCAACCTGGAGATCCATGCTATGGTAAATATTTAGTATTACCTCCAGGAGGTCCTGGCTGTGCATCTTTTGTATATAGTACAAATGATGTAATATATACAGGTACTAATCTTCCTTATACAGGAATTAAAACTGGTGATTGTGCTACATTAGCTTTTCAAAAAATAGATAATGCCCTTAACCCAGCAACTATATTAGCTGCAATTGCAGCTAGTCCATCACTGAGTGCAGAGTTTTGTACATTAGTTAGTAACTGTACATCAACTACAACTACTACCTCTTCTACATCATCCACATCATCTACCACTACTACAAGTACAACAAGTACCACTAGTACAACTAGTACAACAACCACTGCAACACCAACTACAACAACAACAACAACTCATGCTGTAGTTCCAGTTAGTTTTTCAATTGCTGCATCTTGTAATGGAACAGAAAATAATTGGTTAGCAACATCACTTGCTGGAGGTAGCGGTGATTTTGATATAACAATAGGATATTATTCTTCAGAAGCTGCTGCACTTGCTGCAACATCTTGGCAGAGTGTATCACCTGGAAGTAATTCATTTACATACGAAAATGAACCAAATGGTACTTGGTGGAATGCTTTAAGAGATACTTATAATCATTCTAATATAACAGCAAGATCTGTAACTAGTAACTGTACCCCTTAATCTTTTTAACATTTAATATATGTACACAGTAACAATAACTTTCACACTAGCAGGAACAGATGTAGGACCATTTAATCTTTATTCAGATGCAGATGGGTATACAACTCCTTTTGCTACAGGAATATCTAGAACAGCCTTACTTGCTGGTTACACTTCTACAGTGGTTCCAGATGGTAGTACAACCATCCTTGCAATGTCTACAGGAACTTGTGTTAGAGATCTTTATATGCCTATTGTAGGTGCTCCATCTACTACCACCACTACAACTAGTAGTACAAGTAGTAGTACAACAACAACTACTACAACAGCAGTACCAGCACCTCCTAATTCATTTTTTATATCTCCTTCAAATATAAGCGGTCCTGATGCATGTAGTCAAGAACAAACAACTATAGTGTATTCCTATAATTATACCTATTTAGTTGATGGAGACATCTTATATAATATTAATGCAACTCCATTTAATGGCACTGGACATATCTATTGGGCAAATGTAAACTATGGTAACATTAGTTCAGTTGGTTTAGTTTCAGTTACAGGAACTTGTTAAAAAACCCTGTTTGTTGGTTTACAGGAAGTTCTCCTGGCCTTTCTAGGCTGGGAGTTTTTATTTAATTTCTAATTAATTTGATTATATAGTTTAACCTAATCAGTTAATTAAATTTGGTAATTACCTAATAATAGTATATCTTTACAGTAATTTTAACCAAAAAAAAACATATATGTCTGAAAACCAATCACTTCTTCAGCAGCTTCAACAAATGTTACACTGGAAAAAATCAAAGAAATTCTATGCTGAAAAGCTTGGAATCACAGAAAATGAGATAGAGGAGTTACTAAATGGTATGAAGACAAAAGAACAAGCAGAAGATGATGCAGAGATAGGAAACTACATAAGTGATTTAGAAGACCTAGTAGTTAAGTTTACAGAAGATGTGGTTAAAGGAACAGGTGAAGTGGTAGCTAATGTTAAAGAAGAGATTAAGAGTTTAGAAGATCTAATTGAAAAATGTAATATAGATACAGAGAAGTGGGAAGTAACTAAATACGTACAGAACTTCTGGGGAAACTCTGGACAGCCACATTGGCAAGTTAAAGCATGGTTAGGTAAGAAGTCTACAGAACAAGTTTTTCAAGATTCGTTTGTAGACTTTTTAAGTTCATATGAGCCTATTAGTCAGGAGATCATGAGTCCTAAGTTCTCTGTAGGCAAATGCCCTGCAATGTTAGTTATCAATAAGCAAGATGCTCATCTAAATAAATATGACATTGATGGTAATAATGACATTTCTAAAAGATTAGGTGAGATTGTATATAAGTTAGAAGTAATTGCTAACCAAGCACAACTTTCAAATAACCTAGATCAAATTACATACATCATTGGATCTGATGAGTTTAATAGTGAGTTCACAGGAACTACAACAAAAGGAACTCCTCAAACAAACACACATACATATCAGGATTCTTTTCAGTTTATATGTGAACATGAGATATTCGTAATTACAATGTTATTACAGTATGCTCAAAATGTGAATGTAGTGTATGTAGCAGGTAATCATGATGAGTTTGTAGGATGGCATATGATTACATGGTTACAGGCTTATTTCAGAAATACAAATAGACTTACGTTTGACATTAGTCCTAAGTATAGAAAGTATGTAACATATGGTAACTCAGCATTAATGTTCAATCATGGAGATGCTATCAAGCCTGCTAAGTTAGCAGCTTTATTTCCAATGGAGTTTAAAGATGGTTGGTCTTTCCACCAGAACTTTTATATCTTCACAGGAGATAAGCATCATGAAGTGAGTCATGACTTCAATGGTATTAAATTTTATCAAATTCCAGCATTCTCTAATGCTAAGAGTCTTTGGGATGATAAAAATGGTCACACAATGTCTAAAGCTGAAGTGACAGGATTCTTAATAGAAGAAGTGTCAGGAATGACAAATATATTTAAACAATACTTATAATGGCAACATTACGTAAATTAGTTTCAGATGTGAGGTCAACTCACAAATTGCTATCCTCTGATGGTCTAATAACCAACAGAGCGATAGCTTCTGAGATTAAAAACAATACACAGTTATTAATAAAGAGAGAAACTAATCTCAGAAAGCTTTGGGCTACTGATACATTATTTACTACCATCCCTTGTTTAGAGATGATAGAAGTTCCTATTTCTGAATGCTGTGGATATACAGATCCTTGTCAAGTTGCTAGAAGTAAGTATAAGCTTCCTCGCATGAGTGAAGGAAACTATCAATATCTCATCCAAGGTGTTTATTCAATAAATGCAATGGGTGGTCAAGGAAGGAAGTTTAAAGAGGTTACTATCAATAGATATTTAAACTTATTAAAGCTTCCTATAATAAAAAATGAACAATACTATTGGATAGCTAATGGAGGATATGTTTATGTAAACAATCCTTTACTAAAAGCTATACGATTCTCTGCATTCTTTGAAGAAGATGTTCCTAATGAGATTATGTATCCAACGATTGGTTGTGGATGTGGAAGCTATACAACAGATGAGTTGTGTGTAAATCCTTTAGATAAAGAATATGGATGTCCTGGATATTTAGAAAAACAAGTATTAGATCTTACCTCTCAGAGATTACTAAGTACATATTTTAACATTAAATCAGATATGACTTCAGATAATGTAGATGGTCAAGCACCTAATGCAAAACCAACAAATTAATGCGTACAAAAATAGATTGGAGAAGCTCAAGTAAAGAAAACTATAATGACTTTTGTAAAAAGAATCCCACTTTAAAATTAACATTTAATGAGTGGAGAAACATCATCTATCTATTTAACGAACAGTTTAAAATCTACATACTGGAGACTGGTGAAAAGTGTAAGCTTCCATTTGGTTTTGGAGACTTCTCTATAAATAAGAAGAAAAGAAAGAAGCTTAAAGATATCAATGGTAAGGAATATATTAATCTTCCTGTAGATTGGAAAAGAAGCAAAGAGAAAGGAAAACGCATATATAATTTTAATTATCATACAGAAGGATATTTCTTCGGATGGGTATGGTTTAAAGAGTCAGCTAGATTAAAGAATGTGGACCTTTGGTATTTTAAACCCTCTAGAGTTACATCAAGATTACTATCTCATTACATAAACGCTGATGATAAATATCAACATATTTATTGTGAGTGGATAAAATAAAATAATATGTCATATTATTACAAGTACAACTTTGTCTCCCCTGAACCAATTTATTCAACAGTTAGGGAAGAATTAAAAAGTTATTTTGATACAGGAGCAATAGATGATCTATTGTTTCCAACCTACTTAGACAAATGTCTTAGAAAGTTGGGCAAGTCATCTTATGTTATACAAGAACAACCTTTATACATTGAAGATTTTCAAGCTAGACTTCCAGACAATTTTATTGCTGTAAGAGAAGCTTGGATGTGTGCAGAGATTCCTAATTACCCTTATCAATCAGCTAATTCACTATACACACAAGCTGTTGATAGAACAACTATACAGGTGAGTCCTATAACAATTGCTGGAGCTCCTTGTGTTTCTGGTAATCCTAATTGTCAAACTCCTGGTTGTGATGGAAGATGTATGCCTGAGCTTGTACAAGCTGTATATAAAACAAATGGTACCATTCCTAGATCTTATCAACAACAATACTTACTTAAGCCAGGTAATATATCTGTAAAAAAGAATTGTGATGTACAATATACTGATGCTTGGGAATTTGTAAACTATGCTCCCCCATTACGTGAGTTCACTCCAGGAGCTGCTAGCTATGATTCATTTGACATTAGAGATAATAAATTTGTTACAAACTTTAGATCTGGCATAGTGCATCTTGTGTTCTATGTAACAGAATATGATCAAATTGGTAATCAATTAGTTCCTGATAACTATCGTGTTAGAGAGTTTGTGGAAGCATTCATTAAATGGAAAATGTTTGAAACATTATCAAATCAGATTAATGATGAGACATTTGTTCAGATACAACAGAAGTTAGGATATTATAAAGGACTACATGATGAAGCATTCATAATGGCTGATATTGAAATTAAGAAACAAACTTCTTGGGAAAAACAAAGAAGAATTAAAAATGATCTTAATAGAAATCAGATGTATGAATTACCAAATGCTAGTCCTAATGGAGATTATGGATATTCTAGCGTAAATGGTGGATATGGATATAGTGGAAATTCTTACTATGGTGGCACTCAATAAATAAACTATGGCTGAACAAGAACAACAACCACAACAAGGTAATGTTAGAAGTGAGTTTAATCTAGGTAGAAAAGGATTAAACATGGATCTATCTGTGAACCAGATAGAGAAAGGTAGTCTCACTTATGCACTAAATGCTGCTTTAGAAAACTATGACTCAGCTTCTGTTAACTATCAGAATGAGCCAGGTAATGAGTTATGTCTAAACTTCCCTGCAAATTATCATGTTCTTGGAGAGCATTTTATTCCAGAACAAAATAAACATGTATTCTTTCTAACACATCCTGAAACAGGAGATTGTGAAATAGGATATATGGTAAATAATGATTGTAATTATGTTACATACATTAATGCTCCTTGTCTTAATTTTAATATAAACTATCCAATTCTTAAAGCTGTACACAAAATTACCAACTGTACAACAGAAGTTTATTGGACAGATGGATATAATCCTAGAAGATTTATAGACTTAAATCCAGATAATAAACCTTGGGTAACAATCCCAGGAGAAACTATTTGTGAAAACACTCCTGATACAGGAGTTGTTGATTGCAACAAATTAAAGGTACAACCTAACTTTGCTATTCCAGAACTCTCTGTAAATAGTGTTGTTAATGGTGGTAATTTACTTGCTGGTACATACCAATTTGCAATACAATATGGTACAGCTTTTGGAGATCCTTATACATCTTACTACTCTATAACTAATCCTACACCAATTGCTAATCCACAATTAACCACTCCTGATTTTAATTATCCAGTGAGTAAGTCTATTGTATTGGATATCAGTAATATAGATGTTACAGGATACTTTCAATATTATAACATAGCTGTAATAAAAACAATAAATGATATTACCTCTGTTGAATTAGTAGGTACTTATTTTATTGATAATACAACAAAACAAATAACCTATACAGGACAGAACGTAACTTCTATTCCTCTTACACTTGATGATATATTTGAAAAGTTTCCATACTACGATATTGCACAAGATTTAACCACTGCAAGAGATATACTTATATGGGACAATCTTACATCTATAGATAAGATTAATTATCAGTCTATTGCTAGTCAGATCACTCTATTATGGGAAACCTATAGAATTCCTACTACAGAGAATTATGCAGATCCATTCAATGCTACTAACTTAAGAGGTTATCTTAGAGATGAGATATATCCTTTTGAGATAGTATTTCTATTAGATAATGGCAAGCAAACAGATGGTTTTCATATTCCTGGTAGAGCAAAGAACTACAATGAGTTCTCTCAACCAGATGTACCTAGTACAAATCCTGACTTTATTGGTAATGGAACTAGTGCACCTTATTGGCAAATATATAATACAGCTTCTGTATTAGGTGATGCTACAGGTCCTAATATTGGTAATGCCACTCCATATCAATATGGTGAGTTTGCATATTGGGAATCAATAGATACTTATCCTTGTGATACATTAGTTTGGGGAGATCTTGCTGGTCAACATATCAGACATCATAAGTTTCCTGATATATTAGTGAGTCCTGCATTTGAAAGTGCTAATCCTACTATTGTTGATAATAAGTATCATGTAGAGATGCAAACAGCAGATGCTGTGTATCCTATTGGTGTTAAGATAGATCCAGAACAAATCACAGAATTAATCACTGCATCTAATCTTACAGCAGAACAAAAAGCTCAGATTATTGGATTTAAAATAGTTAGAGGAGATAGATCAACTAATAGATCTATTATAGGTAAAGGTATATTAAGAAATGTAGGTAAGTATACAAGAGATAGTAATACATTAAACAATCCTTCACCAACTTATTACTACTATCCAAACTATCCTTATAATGACCTTGATCCAGATCCATTCCTTCTTACACAGAACAATGCATTTAATCAACAGTGTCAAACCTATAAATTAGTAGTAACAACACCTGGCACAATACAATATAATGATTGTAATGATGGAAAATTGATTACTGTTAATATGCCAACTATATTAACACAAGTGTGTTCCATCAGCTATCCAGTGGTATTGTCTGGAACAGCAACAATCACTAATGTTACATCTATATCATTTGTATTAACTTCATATGTTGATGGAACTGTTACTTATACAGATTTTCAATATAATGATCCAGTTTCAAATGCTTCTTTAAACATTAGAGTAAACTATAATGTTCCTCAAACAATAAACTCATCCACTATACCTATTCGTGTAGGTGGATCAAGTAAGTATAGTGTTTTAGAAAGTGATAAGAATGTAGCTTGTTATCCTTCTGAATTAAATGGATTTCAAGATGACTCTAAATATAGAATGGTATTTAATTCTCCTGAAACTTCTTTTGGACAACCTACATTAGGAACTGTTCTTAAGTTAGAGAATGTACTATATGGTGCTGGACAAGCTCATTTTGTACCAGTGAGAAATAATGCACAATATAAGCTTCTCACTAGAGATGCTCAATTGGCTGCATTGGTTTCAAGTTATGATATTGCTAACTTAGGAGGATTTAATGCAACAGCAATGTTTACTGCATATCAAGCATATATACAAATATATATCAACGGTATCAGTAGACAAAACTATGCTTATTCTTTTAACTCTGTAGCTAATTATGACTACTCTTCTGATATAAATAATAATCTAGGTGTTAAACAAAGAGAACTTGACATATGTCAATATCTTATTCCTGGTGTTGAATCTGTAGGAGATGTATGGAATGTAAATAACTATCAAAGAGAATCTTCTGTCTACATGAAAACATTAGACAATAGAAACTCTCTACCTGTTACTAGTCTTCCTTTTCCTAATGCCACTCCATCTTTAATTGGTAATAATGGAAGTTTAATTTCTGATTCATCTAGATTTACACTTTCTCAAAGTGGACATTGTGATACTCCAGAGTTTTTAAATCCAATTGATGTTGTTTCTTATTATGGATCTATAAAGGTGATATCTCCTGATCAATGGGGAGAAATGTATTCATATACAACAATTGATACAGGATTCCAAAGAATATTCAAAGCACTTCCTGCATCTGATCCAGGAATGATATTTGGTGGAGATACATTCATTGGTAGATTTGCATTTAAAACAAAGCTTCCTTTCTTTATAGATAATAGAGTGAATGCTCCTGATGATAGTGATATATTTTATGATGAGATTGGTAATGTAGCATTTCCACAATACTGGCATTCTGCTAGATCTATTTTGTACAACTGGACCACTCCTAATAACGTACTACTTAATAATATCATATCAATTAAAGCTCATAACTTTGATTGCTCCACTGGAGGTACAGTGTTAGAAGGAACCACTACAACAACAAGTTCCACTACAGCTTCTCCTAATGGTAATGTAACATCTGCTCCATTAAATGCTACTTACACTGGTAAGATGTATTTATTTGCATACGGTATTCCTTATTATTATACAGAGTCTTCTATTAATGTAGACTTACGTCAAGCATTTAATAATCAAGAAGGAGATTTCTATCCACATGTAAGCACAGGTATTCCTGATAACTGGTTACAACAAACATTTGTACCAATTGCTTTTGATAATACATATACATATAATGTAACTTTTTCTAAGCAGAATAAAGAGAACTATTTCTCCCACTTGCCTATAAACTGGACTGATGATCAATGTTATACTAATTTTCCATTTAGAGCAATCTATTCTGATCCTCAACAAAGCTATGTAGATAATAGAGTGAATAACTGGTTGATATACAGACCAGTATCTTTCTTTGACTTCCCTGAGAATTATGGTAAGCTTGTAGCATTAGATGGTATTCAGAACAAAGGGATATTGGCTAGATTTGAGAACAAAGGATTTGTATATAACTCTCTACTTACAATTAATACAAGTAATCCTCAAGCTGCTTATTTAGGTAATGATCAATTATTTAAATCTGCTCCTCCACAAGATTTTGCTGAAACAGATATAGGATATATGGGTACTCAGAATAAACTTCTGATAAAAATACCTGAAGGACAAATATCTGTAGATGCTAAAAGAGGTCAGATATTTTTAATTAGTCTAAGTATGTATGGTAGATATATGCCTACAGACTTAGCTGCATTTGGATCTGGAATGAATAGATTCTTTTCAAACTACTTACCATTCCAAATTCTTAACTACTTCCCTACAGTAAACACAGATAATCATTATAATGGCTTAGGACTACATGGTGTATATGATGCCAAGTATGATAGAGTGATTATTACAAAGCTTGATTATATTCCTCTTAGCAATAGTGGTGTACAATATGATTCATCTACACAAGAGTTTTATGTAAATAAGACTTATGGATCCACTACATTAAGAAAGGTGGTACAGCTTACAGATAGACAATACTTCTGTAATAAGAGCTTCACTATTTCATTTAATTTCAATAGTAAGAACTGGGTGAGCTTCCATAGCTATCTTCCAAACTTCTATGTAACAGATCAAACATTCTTTTATTCTGGATTAAATGAAGGATGTAATTTACAAGCTGTAGCTATAAATGAAATACCTACACCAACCACCACCACTACAACTACCACTATATCAAACTGTGCTGTAGCAGGAGCTGCTGTATTTATATCAGATAGTTGTGCAGCAGCAGGAACTGCTGTATGTGTTGAATGCACTACTACCACTACAACCACAACAACAACAACTACAACAACAACAACTCCTCCTACAGTATGTTACACTTATACTAATGAAACTGCTAATCCACTACTTGGTGTAAACTATACAGATTGTAATGGAACTGTTTTCTCTAATCAAACTATAGATGTAAATAGTGCAATTTGTGCAATTAATAATTCACCATATGGTGGTGATGCTGCATTGTTATTAAAAGGTGTTGAGTGTTCAATTTGATCTAAAATATAATTTAAAGATGTCTAAAACAATAATAGTAAAATTAACTTGTGCTGGCTATAGAACTGGTCCTTTTGATGTCTATGATGATCTAGGAAATGTTCTTGGTACCAACATCTCTAAGGATGACCTTATAGATGGGTACAGTGTGTCTGTAAGTGACTCAGTGAATATTATTGTTTTACAATCTGTTGGTAAATGTCAGACTATAATAGAAATGTCTATTGAAAGTCTTAATGTAGATCAAATAGCAGCTATTACATTCACTCCTTGTAACACTGCATCTCTTTGGAGACATTTAACTAACATCACTTTATATAACAACTACTATGGAAACATAGAGCCTTATATTATAGAATATCCATTCTCATTCCAATCTTATGATGAGATATTACAAAGTGTAAAAGATTTCACTAAGGCCTATAGATATTTCCCTAGTACAGAAGGAGTGTATAGTACAACAAACAGAATAGAAACAGATGACCAATGGTTTAATAAAGCTATTCTATACAACGGTCAACAAACTTCAGGACTACTTGAATTAGTTCCTAAACCCATAAATAACCTACAGAGCTATTTAAACTATCCTATATATAACACTTACAGTAAAACTATTACATATACTAAGAGTGATAACTTCTATCAATATAATACATTCTGGGGACTTGTTAGAGATAAAAACGTACCTTTGTTCATAACTACCTGTGAATCAATGTCTATAGATAAGGTGCTTAATCAAGCTAATATGGATTATGGAAAGAGAAGCTTTAGGAAAGAACCTCTTAGATCAAAAAGTTTAAAGGTGAGACATATTCTAGATAACACTTCTACAGCTCATTTAATTAGTCAGTTTATTGTTGCAGAAGATCAAATCTCTTACAAATAATGGCAAAAAAGTTAACATCAAATAAAGCTAAAGAAATCCTGCATGATAAAACTGTGCATGGACATCCTATTACAGACCAGCAAAGAAAGTTCTTTGGTGCTATAGCTGGTGGTGCAAAACCTTATAAACAAGGAGGATGGTTAGATAAATTTGCTTCAGGTGGAGAATTACAAGGACCTAAGGTTGCTCCAGTGAAGGTAGATGGTACAGAAGTGTTTGAACATGGTGAAGATACAGCAACTGCAGATAGATTAGAGAATGGTGTAAATCCCACCGATCTAACTAAGAAAGGAATTAAATATGCTGAAGGAATTGGTAAAGAAGCATTAAAGAGAGGAAAAGAAAATGTTATCACTAGTGATATAGAAAGAGCTAAACAAACAGCAAATGTAATTGGACAAACTGCTAACTTACCAGTGTATACTAATCCATTATTAAGAACATGGGATATTGGTGAATATGATGGAGCTCCTGAAGGAAGCTTTAAAGAAAAGGATTGGGTAAAAAATCCTAATGCTTCTATTCCAGGTGGAGAGTCTTTTGATAACTTTAAACAAAGAATGGAGAAAGCTTTTGACTTTGTTGAGAATGCTCCTAAGACTGATGATGTAGTTACACACAGTAAAGTGACAAGAGCATTTAAAGCTTTACATAGTACAGGTGGTCAATGGACAGATGCCACCACTAAAAAGTTTGAAGAGTTAAAGAAAGAATCCAAAGGAAATAGTAAGGCTAAGGATGGAATGAACCTAGAGAAGATACATGATAACTATGGTAAACATGGTAATTATAATGATGCTTCTGCTTCTACAGGTCCTGGATTTGTAGGACTTGGATATAATACAAAAGGAAGAAACTATTCTCCTGCATGGGGTGGACAATTTCAAATGGGTGGAAGCATGCCAGGTGCTGTAGGATTTAGTTATGGAAGAGTAGCAGGTTCTGCTCCAGCTAATGGTAAATATACAAAGAAGACAAAAGCTTCTGCACAGAATGGACAAGAGATGAAGTTCTATCAAGAAGGTCTTGATTGGACTCCTAAAACTATTAGTCAGAATGGCTCTATGATGAGAGGTGATATATCCTCTTCTCCAGGAGTTCTTAATAGATCTGATATAGAAAGAAGATTAGCATTACAACAAGATATTAAAAATCAAAAAGAAATTAATAAAATAGCTTCTCAACCAACTCTTTCTAAAGATGTATATAAAAAAGGAGATACTGCTGCAAGAGCTGCTAGAAACCAAGCATATGCAGATATACATGGTGGGTCTGTTGATGAAAGTGGAAATTATAATGAAGGTGCTCTTAATAGAGCAGCCTCTAGCAAAGCAGCAGCTAATATAGCTGAAGCAGGAAACTTTGCTCTTAACACAATGGCAGCTGCTGAAGGTGTAGGAGCTTTAAGTGAAGGATTGGGAGCATTGGGTAAATATGCTGTAGGAAGTGGAAGTGTAGAAAATGCATTACCTAGAATTGCTGGAATATCAGAAGAAAGTATTCCAGGAGCAGGAGCTTCTGGATCTAGTAAAAACATAGATGTTGTAAAGCAAGCATTGAATGAAAGAATAGCAAGATTACAAACTCCTGAAGGACAATCTAGATTAAAGAATTTTGTAAATGCTAACACACAATGGTGGAGAGGATCTCCAGCATTAACAGAGTTTAGTAAATATAATGTAACTCCTGAATCTTTATTAGGTGATTTACAAAAAGCAGAAGTTGTAAAAGATGTAGATCCTTTTGGTGGAACAGGTGCTATTCATAAACAAATGTATCCTTCGAGTGAAATACCCACTACAAATAGAAGTCCTGTTATTTCTATAGGAGAAGGGTTTTCTCCTGAACAAGCTAAAAATATTGCAGAGCATGAAATTAGTCATCTTCAACAATATACAAGTCCAACTAACATTGACTATAGCTTACGTAATTTGAAATTAAAAGATGCTGGTGATGTATCATCTTATTCTAAGAGTAATATATTTGGTGGAAAAGATTATTTAAAAGACGCAAAAGATTATTTTGAAAAAGGAAGTGGTGGTCAAGAAAAGATGGCAATGTTAGAAGAGGTAAGAAGTGATATGTTAAACAAAGGAGTAATCAGTCATCCTTATGATCCAATTAGTCCTGAAATGATAAAAAGTCATTATAAAGACTATATAAATACTGAGGGAGAACAATATCCATTACGAATGTATGATATTATGGATCCTAATAAAATAGAGAAAAATACTAAGGTGCTGTCTAAAAATATCAATAAACTTTTAACCACTGCACCAGTGGTGGCAGGAGGAGCATATGCTGCTGATCAAGCTGCCACTGATAATAAATATCAACATGGTGGAGCTATTATAGATCCTATGGGACAATGGGCACATCCAGGTGAGACAACTATTATTCCTTCTAATGAAATAACAATGAAAGGAGTGAATTATGATGTTATAGGAGAAAGCAACACTGGAGATAAAAAGTTGATGAAACCAGGAAAGAAATATAAATTTGATGGAGATTATGTCACTGAAACACCTAAAGGTGGCTGGTTAGAAAAATATAAATAAATCATACAAACATAAGATATGAAAGATCAAATACTAAAGATCGCCAAAGTTAAATCTGAAAAGGAATTCTACAAGAAATATCCTACAGAAGAATCATTTATGAAAGCTCATGGTAAAGCTTTAAAGAAAGCTGAAATGGGTACTAAGATGGTGAACACACAGTTACACCAACTTACAGACTTTGGTAATCCTCCTATAGCTCAGAATGGTATGGGATTCAATGATTTGTTAGCAAATGCAAATGCTACAAACCAAGGAATAAGTAGAAAGCAATACGATGAGCAATTGAAAGAAGATGCAGCTAGACAAACAGCTATGGATGCTGCTAATGCTAAATCTTCTAGTGGTGGTATAGGTAGTCAGATTGGTTCTATATTAGGTAAAATGATGCCTAGTGGTGGTGGTTCATCTGCTCCTTCATTAGATTTCACAACAATAGATACAGCTCCTTCATTCCAAGAAGGTGGTGAACTTCCTATATTTCAAGGTGGTGGAACTACTCCTGGAGGATTTAACTGGGGTAATTTAGGAACTGCTCTTGGAACTGCTACACAAGGACAAGGTGGACTTGGTAGTGAGTTTGCAAATATATTTGGTGGTAAAGGTACAGCAAATAAACTTACAAACGTTGGTCCTCAAGGAGCTCTTGGTCAAGGTGGTGCAGGATTTGGTGCAGGTTCTGAAGCTGCTGGTATTGGTATAGTGAATGCTGCTCCTCAAATATTACAAGGAGTTCAGCAAATTAAACAGCAGAAACAAAACATGTTGAAAGCTGATCAAGCTGCTGATATTTCTGGTTTAACACTTCAAGCTGCTTCTGGTCGTAAAGAAAGAGTGCAAAATAAATATGTAAGACCTGAAGATCAGTTATTACAACCTGGACAGATGGGAAGTCCTACAGGAGTGGGCACCAACTATCTAGCTCAATACGGAACTAGAATAAGTGGTAATCCAACACAGGTACAAAATACATATGCTCCTAACAATCTATATGGTGATCTTGGATATGAGCCTTTAGAAGAAAGTAATCCTAAACAATATAGAAGAGGTGGTGTTTTACCACAGGCAGAGTTTGGAGACTATTTCCAATCTTCAGGACAAGCTAGTATTGGTTCAGGAGTGGGAAGTGCTATAGGTTCTGCATTCTTTGGTCCAGTGGGTGGAGAAGTTGGTAAACTTGTAGGTACTGTTGCAGGTAATTTACTTGGTGGTGCAAAAGATGCTAACGCACTTAAAGCTAAACAAGCTGAAGCTCAAACTAATGCAATGAGAGCTGCATGGGCATCAGGAGCACAAGGTATACAAGGACAAAATGCTTCATTTATGGAAGATGGTGGTAAAACCTCTCCGTACGAATGGAATAGTCATACATGGCAACCACAACTAATCACTAAGTTTGGTGAACACAATTTAAAAGATTTATTACATCCTCCACATGATGCAGATATGCTAAGAAGTGGTGGACATCTTAAAGAAGATTATGTAAACCCTAGTGCAAGTGCTCTATCTACAGAAAGAGGACTTATGCCTATTGCTGAAGATGGTACACAGTTAGCTATGGGTGGTGATTTGCAAGTACATCGTGGAAAAGCTGAAACTCTATCTTATAATCCATTCCTACCTCATGGTGGAGAAACTATTATGTTTAGAGGTCCTTCTCATGACAATGGTGGAATGCCTGTTACATATGGAGATAATGGTGTAGAAGTGGAAGGTGGTGAACCAGCTACAAAATTACAAGATGGTGGAAGTCCCACTGGAAGTAATCTAGTAGTGTATGGTAATATGAAGATTCCTCAATTTGGTGCTAGTGAAATAGGGGATAAAGATTCTGAAGGAAGGAAGTTTAAACATTATGCTAATGATGTAGCATTAAATGATAAGAAGCAAAATCAAATTATCAATAAAGCTACAGATATAGTGAACAGTTCAAAAGATAACACTGTATTTGATCAATTAGCTTTAAACTCTGGCAAGGCTATGATGATGGGTGCAACAGCTAAACAAAAAGCTAATGCAGCTAAATTAGAAGCAGCAGCTCGTGTTCAGAATGCTATTCTAGATACAGCTAAAGAATTTGGTTATGAAGACTCTGATAAGTTTAATCAAGATGTTATGAAAGGTAAGGTTAAAAATATGGCCAAATTAGGAGCAAGTATTCCTATGGCTCAAAATGGAATTGGTATAGGAGAAGATTATTATCTTGATCACACTGGTACACAATCAGCTCCTCAAAGTGATGCTGATGCAGCTGATGCTAGAATGCAAGCATTGGGATTGGGTAATCAATCTTTTGGAAATGCTGACTTAGGAAATGTAGCAGTTGCTAGTTCTAAAAGAGGTCCAGCATATCCTTCTTTAGGATATACTAATGCACCAACTACCTTTACTGGAGCCACTTCTCCTGTTGCATACCCTTATCCAAAAGAAGAAGATCTTCCAGGATTAGCTAGTCCAACTAAAGATAAAGGTACTAAGAAGTTTGATAAAAAGAATGCTATTGCTACAGCACTTGCTAGTATATATGACTTTGCTAGACCTACTAACCAAATGCCTTTAGATACTAATCAGTTAATGGGTGAAATGTATGCTCTAGGTCATAATCAAGTAGAACCTGTAAAAGCTCAAACGTATCAACCTATGTTAGATACTCCTTATAACATTTCTTTACAAGATCAAATAAACTCTATAGATCAACAGGCTAATGCTGCTATTAGAGGTGCTGGAAGAAATCCTGCTGCTCAGGCTCAAATTATGGCTAGTGCTGCAGAGATGAAGAATAAAGTGTTAGGAGAACAGTTTAGAGCAAATCAGGCTCAGAAAGCTCAAGTGTATGGTAAGAATAGGGACTTAATGAATCAAGCTCAGTTACAGAATCTAAATATTCTTGATCAACAATATGTTAGACAAGCTACAGCTCAAAGTAAGACTAAGGAACAAAATATTGCTGCTCTTAATTCCATCAGTTCTAAAATTGCTCAAAATAAGCTAGAAAATCTAGCGTCAGGTGTAGAACAAAACAAATATAACTTTAGATTTGACCCTACAACTGGAAAGGCTTATAATGTAAATAGTCCTGCTACATTCAATATCCCTACTGCAGGAGAAGGAACCCCTTCAGTGGATCAAGTGAGCAGTAAGCCTTCTACATTAGCTGATTATGAAAAAGCTAAAGCAATGGTGAATCAGTTTGAATCACAGCTTAAAAAAGATACAAAACCTGCAAGAAATGGTGCTATTGTAAAAGCTTTAAAAACTATCTAATCAATCTTATTATACCAAATTAATCGGAATAGTTATTTCTCTTGGTATATATAATATTTTAAATTACATTTGCTAATTCTACTAATATGGCATCATTTACAGATCAAATATCACAATTTAATCCTTACATCTCACAGCTTCCTATACAGGCTATGACAGAAGTGGGTCAATGGAAGCAACAGCAATATGATCAAGGAGTGCAAAAAATTCAGACACAGATAGATAATGTGGCTGGTATGGACATTGCTAATGAGTCTCAAAAAAAATATTTACAATCAAAACTTGATGATTTAGGTAATAATCTAAGAACAGTTGCTGCTGGAGATTTCTCTAATCAACAGCTTGTTAATTCTGTAGGAGGGATGGCCACATCTATTATCAAGGATCCTATTGTACAAAATGCTGCTGCATCTACACAGAGATTAAAACAAGGAGTTTCAGATAAACAAGCTGCCAATAAATCAGGAAAAGGTTCAGTTGATAATGATTGGTTTTTTGATCAAGGAGCTAATGCTTATTTGAGTAATACAGATGTAAATGCTTCATATTCAGGAGGATATATAGAACATAGAGATCTACAACCAAAAATGATTGAGGTGCTTAAAAGTCTTCATGAAAGTGGTTCAGATACAGAAGTTCCTTGGAAAACAGATAAAGATGGAAATATATTATATGGAGATACAGCAAAAGCTATGGTTGAGAATGGGTTCAAAGGAATCACTTCTGCAAAAATAGAAAATGCAATAAGATCTTCTCTTGATGCAAATGATCTTCGTCAAATGCAAATATCTGGTATGTACCAGTTTAGGAACTACACTCAAGAAGATTTAGCTAATCATGCACAAGATCAATATAAAGCTGGTATACAAACAGTTACAGATAAGATTGCAGCATTACAGAAATATGCTGCAACAAATTCAGCTAATGCAAATATAGTTAATCAATCCAAAACAGCTATAGCAGAATTACAAAAACAAATTGGAGAAGGTGGAGCATATAGAGGAGAACTAACACAAAAATTAAATAATCAACTAGCAGCTATTGCTAGAGATCCTAATCAAGTTAAGGCAGATTTATATAAAGAAGGAGCTATAAAAGAATTTGCAAATTCTCATTCATGGGAAGAAACTGTATTAAAATATGTAAATAATCCAATATTAGATGCAGATCATTGGACTGCTGATTATGGATTAAAAGCAGCTGCTCAAAAGGAAACAAGAAGACATAATTTAGCAGAAGAAGCACTATCTGGAAAAAAATATGATTTAGATTTCTGGGTAGCTCATGGTGGAACAGGAGAACCATTTGTAGCTGTTGGAGGAAATGAACAACCAGTTAAAAAACCTGAAGATATTGTAAATGGTCAAGTGGCAACTTATACAAATGCTGCAACTGCAGGTGTATCAGCACTAGCTGCAAAGATTCAAGAGAATGCTAGAAAGCTAGGTCCAGATAAAACAGTTGTAGTTACACCCACTGATGTAGAAAATATGATCAATGGATCTTATCATGGTCCTATTAAAAATCCAATTGGTCCTGAATACAAAGCTGCTGTAAATTCTATTTTAGAAAATAGAAGACAAGCAGGGTTAAATGCTGCTGTTTTGAATACAGCACATGAGCAAGTAGAGAATGATCCTGAGATGAAAAATCTTCAAAATCAAATTACTCAATCTATAGCTGGTCAAAAATCAATTACTATCAAAGATGAGTCAGGTAGAAATGTTACATTTACACCAAGAGAACTTTTTGATTTTGCCCAAAAGCCTGTAACAAAAACAATTAGTGGAGGTATTAGTAGTGCAGGGATTCCAATTGATAAAACTGTTGAAGACTTAAATAGACTTACTGAAAAAGAAAAATTACTATATAAAAATTATAATAATGTTTCTTCTATATTAGGAACTCCAATTCAAAATTGGGCTAATCCTATAATTGCAAAAAAACAAGAAGCTCTTAATAAATATAATAAAAGATATAATGAAATAATTGCTTCTAAAACTCCACAATATGCTCCTACAGTAACTCCTATTGATACCCCTTCACCAACTGCACAATCGAGATGGTCAGGAATAGCAGATGCTTTAAGTAAGGTGGATAGACATGATGTAGGTGGATATGATAATTGGAATAATAGTAAAGTGAATTCATGGTTAGCTGATAAATCTATAGCAGCTGGACTTAAATATGGTATATATAATGATGGTGTTACTAAACAACTTTGGGTAACTGGTCCTGATGGAAGTGTTCAAAAAAGAACATTAAGTTATACAGATATAGCCCAACTTCCAGAAGCTCAGACAAGTAACGCAGCTCAAATTAAAGGCGAGATGATGATGACAGGCGGTACAACAAATGCTGCTAATGAAAGCCCAGAAGGAGCTAAATGGCAACAGTCTGCCTTCCCACTTGCTAAACGTATAACTGTAGTGGGAGATCTTCATGAAGAGTATGGTAATAATAATAAAGTGTTTCCAAAAATTCAGATAAAAACAAAAGATGGATGGATGCCAATACAAATTGATAAAGGAATGTCAATTGATAAAGCCAGTGAATTTTTTAGTGGATTAGATGATGCTAGTATAATAGATATAATTAGACATTACAATCCTAATTTCAAAGGTAAATTATTTTAAAAAAAGAATTCAAGATGCCAGATTTTCAAGGTTTAGATCCAATAATAACTCCTGATACTCCTGTAGAACGTAAGTCTGCTTACAATCCAGCTGCAGTAATTCCACAACTTGATAGTGATGGTGCTGCACCACGCACTAATGGTATGGACCTAATTGATTATTATAGTGATACATCTAACTATAGTAAACCTGATGTTGTATATAGTACAAAAGAATTAATAGATAATAAAAGATATGGTGTTTATAATCCCACTATTGGAGATCAAGAGGATTATCATGCACAAGGACAATCTGGACTAAATAGAGTGGCAAATGCTGGATGGAACTTTGTTAATAAAACAGGAGCATATTTCTTACAAAATGCTGGATTTATATTAGGTGCAGTTCCTGCAGCTATTGGTGGAATAGCTAATTTAGCAAATGAAGCAGTTGGTGGAAAAGGAGATCTTGTTAATAATGGAAATGCTGTCTCTTTAATGACAGATAACTTCATGACTAATCTAGGAGATCTTTGGAAAAACAAAGTGGAAGAAACCAATCCTATATATAAAAGTGCTAAATACACTAATGGTAACATCTGGAGTAAGTTAACTACTTCTAGTTGGTGGTTAGATGATGCTGCAGATCGTCTTGCTCTTACAGCATCTATGATTGCTCCTGGAGCATTAGAAGCTAAAGGGATTGGATTATTTGGAGCAATGGAAGAAGCTGGAGGATTAAGAGCTACAGGACTTGGAGCAAAAGGAATTCAAGCTCTTTCTGAAAATCCTGAATTATATGGTAAGCTTGGTAAAATGCTAGGTAACCAAATATATAAAGTGGCTGGTACAGGAGCTTCTGATTTAGAGGCTGCTACAGCATTAAGATTTAAAGGACTTATACAAGGTGCTCAAAAAGCAGAATTATACACTTGGAATGTAATTGGTCAGTCTGGATTGAATGGTAAAGAAGCTCAAGTGGCAATTAGAAAATCTTTACAAGAACAAAGAGATCAAGGATTAATTAATGTATCAGATGATGAGATAGAACAAAAAGCAGCAGAGGGTGCAATGAAAGGATTTGGTTATACACTTCCTTTAAGTATAGGTGCATCATTATATGAACTTCCTCAGATATTTTCTACAGCAAAAACTGCTCAAAGTGCATTAAAGAAATATTTTAATGCAGAAACACTTGAAGCTTTAGAAACTACAGTGACTAGTTCTAAACCTACAATAGGTAAATTATTAGGAAAGACATTTTTAACAGGGTTAGAGCATGGTCAAAATGAAAGTGCTCAAGTAGCCATTGGTAGATATTTAGAAGACTCTATTGCTGGTAAAGTAAAAAATGGTAGTATAAAGAAAGACCAAGGTGGATTTGCTAGTATCATGACAGACTGGATAGATAATGTTAATGATCCTAATGGTCAGAACAATATTGCTCTAGGTACTATTCAAGGTATGTTAATGACCTTAGGTGGACATGCTAAAAGTATAGCTACAAAAGAATATACAAAACAAGATGAAGCTGCAGAAAACTTTAAAAAAGGAATACTGCAAGCAACTGCTAGAAGAAGATATTTTAATACACCAGATGATATTTTTGAAAAAGATGAGAAAGGTGCTATAGCTACAACTGTTGATAATGAAGGAAAACCTCAACCTAAGTTTAACCAAGAAAGACTTGCTTCATTAGGAGCATCTTTAATGGATTCTCAAACTGAAATATTAGCAAAGGTACAAGCTATTAAAGATGGTAATAAATTAGCATTAGATCAATTAAACTTTAATTCATTAGCTGCATTAGGTCAGAACTTCTTTGATGATCCTAATGGAATGGAGTATTTAAATAATCTATTAAGGTTTGAAGCTAAGAATCAAAAAGAGGATATTAATAGAGTGAATGATAATGAAGCAGGTATAGAAATTACTCCTGAAATTCAACTACAAAGAAACATCACTCATGCATTAGAATTGAAAAAGGCACACGATGCTATTGATCAAAGACATGCTGGATTCACTAGTCTTAATATAGATAAGAATAATCCTGATGAAGTTAAACTTGCAGGTCAATATATTGAAGGTGTAAAGAATTATCAATACTTCAATGCAGCAGATCAGATATTCTTTAACTCTCAGTTGAGAAAGAACACTGCTGAATTAGCAGGATTAGGAATATTAGAGAAGGTGGAAAAACCATCATCTCCTCAAGAAGTTAGAGCAAATAGATTACTAGATGAAAATGAAGCATTAGAAAAGTCTTTAGAAATTACTAAAGAAGGATATAGATCATCTATAGATAAGACTAATTTTAGAAATACATTTGATGCTGTAAAAAAACAAACAGAAGCTAATAAGAAAATAGTTGAAGATCTTAAGAACAGTCCTAGCACTCCTAACACTGCTGCATCTATAAAACAAGTGGATTTAAATGACACTGATAAAACAGTTGACAAAGAATTAAATGTTGGAGATACATATCCTTTAACTGATCTTGTTCATAGAGAAGATAATACATTAACTCTTGCTCCTAAGATAACTCTTAATGCAGGACTAGTTGATGGTAAATATCAGATAACCAACCCTAATAGAACTACAGAATATCTAAATCCAGAAGAATTTACAGGATATAATATAGCCAATACAGAACATGATCCTGAAGAGCTTAAGAAAACAATGGATAATGCCATTGATGAAACTTTAAAAGATGAGAAGTTCTCTAGTATTGAAAAGCCTACAGAAGGAACTGATAAGTTACAATATATTAATGCATTAAACAATGCAGAGTTAACTGATGCTATAGAGAAGAAGTTTAAAGAAGATAGTCAAGCTGAGTTAGATGAAAGACTTACCAAGCAAAAACTTACACAAAACGATAATCTCTCTAAAGAGTTAAAAACTACTGCAGATACAGATAGTGTTCCTACAGCTGATTTTGATAGACCTTATGAAATAGATCCTAAAAAAACAGATGAGCAAGTAGTTAATAGTACTAGTGCTCCTGTTGAAGGATATTCTCAAAAGACTCCTTTAGCAGCACATCATGTGCGTGCTAATCAGTTTGGTGCTAACTTTTATGACCTACCTGGTAATGATAACTTTCGTGGTGTTATTGTTACATCAGGTAATGAAGCTATAATTGGTGTACCTGGTCTTACACAATGGTTGAAAGATAAAGGTACAGGTGGTGAAGATATTGATCCTAAACAAACTATTGCATTAGTTGTAATGGGAGTAGATCCTGTTAGTGGTGAGAAATATTTTGTAGATGTTAATGGTAAAAAATTAACTAAACCTACATTAGAGAACACTATATATCAAGTGTTTCCTAAAACTTTAACTTGGTCTGGTGGTGGCTCTATGTTTAGAGATACAACATCAGAAGAAGATGTAGAAGCTCTTACAAAAGAATATAATAACTGGAGAAAACAAACATTAGATTCTCCTATATCTAACTTATACCAAATACAAGCATCTTTTGGAACTCCTGATTATGTAGGAGAATTAAGTGCTTCTGGTAAGTTTGAAAGAGATTATAATGCTAGAACTCCTGTAACAGATGCTGGATTAGTTACTGATAAACAACTAAGAACAAAGAGAGTGATAGGTGTTGCTACAAGTGATGATGCTCAAACAAGAGGATCTGTCACTATGAATAACATCAAAGGATTGCCTACAGTATTCACTGCTAACGGAATGGTTAAAGTGGATAATAGACAATTCACTCGTACAGAAGCTACATTAATATATAATGCTATTAATAAGCTTGCCACTAACTTAATTAATGATGGTAATCTTAAATCTGGAGAATCTCAAATGTTATACAACTGGTTGAAATCAGTGGTATATTGGGGTACTCCTACAGATGCTCAAGGAAATAGAAAAGAAGCTGGATATAGTAGTGTGTTCTTTGAGAACATGAAATTAAAGATTGGTAAAGATGAACAAGAGTTTTATCTTGATCCTAAAGAGCTTGATAAGAATAAAGAAGCTATTATAGATAGACTTGCTGGATTATACCATAATGTTAATTCATCTTTAACAAAAGGTTCTAAAACAAAACCTTGGAACTCTAAGTATACAGAAATTACAGATATTGATGCTGATGGTATTAAAACCAGAGAGTGGCAGAACTATCAATCATATTTATTATCTCCTAATGATCCAGAAGGAAGAAAAAGATCTAGTGTAGATATTCCTTTGACAACACAAATCAGACCTCTTAAAAATGCTACAGATACTAATAGAAAAGGAATCTATTTTACATTAGCAGATAAGAATAGTAGTAGTTCTGCAGAAGCTTTACCAGCTAAAGAAACTAAGGTGACTACCACTAAAGAAGAGAGTAAGAAGTTTGATACTAATGGAGAAAAGAATACAATTAAACTTTCTGATAAACTTGGAAATGTAGCTATTACATTTAGTGTTGATCCAGAAAAGTTTGATCCTAATGCTGCAATTATTGAAGGTATAAAACTTCCTGATGAGAATGAAGATGGTGCATTTAAGATAACATTAGAAACAATCACTGGTAAATTAGCAGAAATTCCTGGCACTGGTGTTACAGCAGATTCAACTGATGAAGAAGCATTTGCTATAGCTAAGAATCTTATTAGAAATATTATAGCTAAACAACTTAAAGAACAAGCAGCCATTGCTCCTGAAGCCCCTATTACTGCTGAAGCTCCTAAGGTGAATCCTAGCTTACAGCAAAAGATTAATCAGAGAAAGCAACAAGGAGATAGCAAGAGAGGAAGTGATTATAGACTACAGATTAATAGTAACTTAAATAATTTTCAAACAGAAAACTGGAAGAAGGTAGAACAATGGATAGGTAAAACCATACCAAATATTCCTGTATATAAAGTGAATAACATTATTCAAGCAACTAATGGTAAATTAGCTTGGGGTATGTTAAAGGATGGTGCTATCTATTTATATCAAAATGCAGAAGTGGGAACAGCTTATCATGAGGTGTTTGAAGCTGTATGGAAGATGTTTACTTCTCAAGCTGAACAAGATGCTATAAGAACTGAATTTAGAAACAGAAAAGGTTCTTATACAGATGTATTCACTGCTAGAGAGATTAATTATTCTGAAGCTACAGATCAAGATATTAAAGAAAAACTAGCTGAAGAGTTCAGAGATCGTACATTAAAACAAGATGCTCAAGAAGGTAAGTCATTAATATCTAGAATCTTCTCACAGATTATAGACTGGATTAAAACATTCTTTGTTGGAACTAAAGCAGAAGAGAATACAAATAGATTATTTGAGAATATTGGTACAGGTTATTATGCAGAATACTCTCCAAACTTAGCTGGATTATCATTTGCTCAACAGGGTATAGTGAATATAGATAGTGCTATTGGTGATGAAAACAGTGAGTTTAAATTAGCTGGATTTACAGGTGGACAGATTAATGATATCATGCAACACATGACTTATACCACTGTAAAAGATTTATTTGAATCTAATAAAGGATTATTTGATCTTGTAGGTGGTACCACTAATAAAGCAGAAGTTTATCAAAAGCTTCAAGATGAATTAGGTGATTTAATTGCTGAGAATGTTGTTCAGTTAGAAAAGATGACTGATGAATCTCCTGAAGAAGTAAATGCAGCAATTGAGGCAAATAACACTTTATATGGAAATATATTAGATAACTGGGAAGCTATTCAAGCTAAACATGAAGAATATATCAAGTCTTATGGTATTGAGTTTGATGAGAATGATGAGTTAATTCCTACAATGGATAGGTCTAAAGATGATGCATATGGTGATGCTAGTAAAATAGATCATATGAAAAAAGCTAGTGCAGCAATTAAATTATTGCTAGCTAGTCTTCCTGTTACTAATATAGATGGTACTAATAAACTATCTTCTATTGGAGGCTATACATTAGTTCCAATGAGTGAGACATTTATTAGTGTAATGAATAATACACATAATTCTCGTAACATCACTGAAATGGTGAACAGAATTAAAGACATGTCTATAAAAGATTCTAAGTACACTAAGCTTTATAATCGTCTTAGTAAGATGAGAAACTTAGATGAATTAGATAATAAGACTGATTTACAGCTATTGGCTTCTTTATGGAAAACATTTAAGAAACAATCTCCTACAGTTAAGAATGTATATTTATTAGCAAATGGTGATGTACAGGTGGGAGATGCTAACTTTTCTACAGCTGCTAGACAAACACAACAAGATTTTATTGAAGATATTAAAGGATCTATAGATAATGGAAGTAAGTACTTTACTTACAACTCATATAAGAATATATATTATGGTAATGCAAGTGCTATTACAGAAGTAAAACTTGATAGTTTACAATCACAAGTAGACTTCTTAAAAGAACTTGGTATTGAATTTGACTATAAGAAACTATCAACAATGCCTGAGAAATCATTATTCTCTAAGGCAGTGAATGGTATTAGACAGAGTATTGCTCAAGCTAAACAGGTGGTGAGCTTCTCTGGTAAATCATTAGATATTGATAAGCGTTTGCGTCAATTAGCTGAGATTAAAGCTAAGATGGATAATCCTGAATTTAGTAGTACATTCTACAATATTAATGGTGAGATGACTCAATCATTTATTGGAACAAATGCTGCTAGTGATTTATATGATCATCTATCACAAATTGATAACTTAAGCGAACTTACAGGTACACAATATGAATACTTACTAACTGATACATTTAGCAAGAATTCTGACTTACTGTATTCAATGTTTGATAAAGAATCTGGAGATAGAATTGAGACAGATGAGGATGCAGAATTTGATGCTAAACAACTAATGCACACTGGATATGCTGGTGGTGTTATTGATGAAGAAACTGGTAAACAGAAAGAATCATCTAAATTAACTTATAAAGATAGACTGTTACAAGAGATCAATCTTAATAAAGAAGGATACTATTTAAATCTAATTCCTGGTGATGCTGCTCTTGAGTGGATGTTATTCATGGGTAATAGAATTAATACTAGTGATATTCTTACAGACTATAAAGCTATACATGATAAATTCAGAGGATATTTTATAGATGAGTTTAACTTAGCTAAGGAAGATCGTACTGTAGCAAAAAATAGAAACACTAATGACTTACGTTTCTTCAAGGCTATTCTAGGAGAAGAGTTGCACAATGATGTCATCTCTAGACTTGGTACAGCTGAACAAGTGTATGATAGTTTTACTGATGCAGATACTAAAGTTAATCAGATTGCTGAAAAAGTTACAGACTTTATAAATAAAGAAAAAGAATCATTAAAGAAAACACTAATTGATTACAACTTATTAAAGGCATATGATAATGGCTTTAAGACAGAAGGTTTATCATTTGGTAAAGAATTAATGAAACCAGAAGAATTAGAAAGAGAATTAGCTACATTATCTGCTAACTATATTATGAATAATATAGAGCTTCATAAGGTGCTGTATTCTGATCCATATCAATACTCTGATGAATTAAAACGTATCAAAAGCTTTAACTCTCCTAGACAATCTATCATTGCTGATTCTGTAGAAATGAATACAGCTTTAGATAATGTTTGGAATAAGAAATTTGCAAAGGGTAAAATTGGTCATACAGACTTTAATGTAGATTCTTTCAAAACAATAACTCTTGGTGATGTATTTGCTACTAATGATCTATCTAATTATGGTGCATGGGAAGAAACAGATGGTGGTGGTATTATTGCTCTACCTGCACATCGTAACTTTAAAATTAGAGCTGGTGAGTGGGATACACAACAAGAAAGACAATATGAATATGATATTGCATGGGAGAAACAAGATAAAGGTGAAAAGTTAACTAGTGCTGAAAAGAGAACATTAAGAGATGGCAATCCTCAAATCAGACGTACATACACTCCTAGTAAACCTATTGTAACTGGTAATAAAGCAAATGGTCAAAACTATAATGATATTGTATTAGATAAGTTTGCCTTAACTGTCCTATCTTATAGAGCATCAAAAGAACTTAATGCTGAATCTAACGCTGTTAAGTTATATAACAAGATGCAAGCTGAAGGTATTGACTATGCTGTATATAAAAGTGGTAGAAAGGTAGGAGCTGAAGAAGTTCATAACTTATATGATCCAAACACTGGAGATTTTAATGAAGCTCCATTTAATGGAATAGTAAATGTACCATTCTCTATCATGAGTGTACAGTCTGAGGTTCCTTCTAAAGAAGATAACCAAGTGACAAGAGGATCTCAAATGACCAAGCTTTCTACATTAGATTTCATGGCAGCAGGTGTTCCTATTGATTACAAAGGAAGTTATGAAGATTGGTACAGTTTGAAAACAGAAGCTGAAAGAGAAAAAGCTTCTCCTTTATATAAAGAGATAAAGAATAACCAAAATATTCTTGAGAGAATGATTGAAAGTGGTGTTAACTCACTATTGAAAACATTTAATATCGAGAAAGTAGATGGAGGATATAAGTTAACTAATGTTGATAAGTTAGCTGATACATTAAGAAGAGAGTTAACTAGAAGAGAAGTTAATGACAATATCATTGATGCATTACAAGGATTTAAAGATGGTGATGTAGTGATTGAAGCCACTCCTGCTTACCAACAAATTAGAAACATTTTATATTCTATTGCTGATAGAGAAGTAATTAGTCCTAAGATTAATGGTGGTATGAAAGTGCAAGTTCCTTCTACATTATTAGAATCTAATAAGGTGGAAGCTGTAAAGGTGAATGGTAAGAATGCATATACATCTGATACTCTTAAGTTCTATGAAGATAAAGATGGTCAACGCACATGTGAGATTATGGTGGGTAGATGGTTTAAGTCAGATCTATCTGATGAAGAACTTATTAAAGAATTAAAAGATTCTGGTATATTAGAAGGTGTAGCTTTTCGTATTCCTACACAGAAACAGAACTCAATTGATGTATTTAAAATAGCTAGATTTCTTCCTGAAGAGTTTGGTGATTCTGTGGTAATCCCTTCTGCTTTAGTGAAGAAGGTTGGATCGGATTTTGATATAGATAAACTATCTATCTACTTAAAAAATGTAGATGATAGTGAAAGGGGTGTTCCTAGAATGTTATCTTTAAAAGGTGAAGGTAAAGGAAATTTAGAGAATGCTTATATTCAATCTTTACAGAATTTAATTAGCCATCCTTTAAACTTTGAAAGACTTACGACCCCTAACTCAGCTGATCAATTAAAAGGTTTAGCTAAAACAATTGTAGATAAAATGGGACTTGGATCATTTGATTATGAATCCACTGGTAACATGTTGAGTAGAAGATTTATGTCTACATTAAGACATGCATTTGTAACTGGTAAATATGCAATTGGTATTGCAGCTGTGAACCAAACAAATCATTCTTTAAATCAGAGATCTCCTATTGTTCTAGATTTTAATGCTAAGAAAGGATTATTAAGTGCTGCAGATGCTAAGTTCTTAGGAGATGGTAAAATTAAGTTTGAGAAGTATAATCAAATAGATGGCAAACCTACATTATCAATGATTAAGAATGCAGATGGTGAATTCATCTCTGATATTCTTGGACAATTTATTGATGGTTATGTGGATATATCTAAGGGTCCATGGATTATGGAATTAGGTGCTACACCAAATGTAGCCTCTACATGGATGTTCTTAACTAAGATTGGAGTACCTATTGATACAACAGCTTATTTCATGAACCAACCAATTGTTCGTGATTACTTACGTGAGTTAGAAAAGAATGGGTATACATGGTTATTTAATACAACAATACTTAATAAAGTTCAGAAGAGATATGTTAGTAGTGGATATTTCACTAGTAAAATGCCTTCTAAAGAAAAGCTACTTGATAATGTAGGAAAAACTAATCTTAGTAAGGTGGATAAGTCTGAGCAAAGATTTATTCTTAATGAGTTCTTGAAATATGCTAAGATGGCTGAACATATGTTTAAGCTTACACAAGGTACTAACTTTGATACAGCTTCATTCAATGATCCATTCTTATTGTTCAGAAAAATGCAACAATTGGATGCTGCTAGAGATAGTATATTTAATTCTGCAGATTCTTTATTAAAGAATTCGTTCCTTGGAAAGTTAATGGAAAATATAAGTGATGTAAGAAATGCTCTATCTACAATATTAAAAGCTGATCAAGGAAGAACAAGAGACATATTAGAAAAAGTTCTCACTCCTTATATAGATATGAATGATAGAGACTTTGTAAGAACTTCTCAAAGAGCTGTAGCTACATTATTTGACTGGGCTGTTCAAACTAATGAAGGATTGAATAAGAAAATTAAGTCTCAGTTAATAGGAGATGATAATACAGCTAAGAAGGTTTGGAACTTTGTTAAGAATGTTAAAAAAGATGCTAGTCATCCTTTATATAATAATCAGGTGATTAACATCTTAAAGCCACATTTTGGTGCTCCTGGTGAGGTTAATAA